GCGAAACCAGCCGAACATGGTGGAGAAAAGGCTCATATCAAATGGCTACCGGGTCAAATATGAAGTCGCTGATGTCGTCTTGCTGTTTTCCTGCCATGGCCCGACCGGCGGCCATCACTGCAGCCACTACGCCGTCCACGCGGCCGGTGGCTTTTTCCTTGGCGATCTTGCGGTTGCCCGCCGGGTCGCTTGAGATCACTGCGTTGGCGGCGCACCAGGTCATGACCGGGTTGCCGCCGTGTTTCAGTTGCCCGCCGAGCAGCAGGCGCTCGAATTCATCGACGGCGGGCGCCATATCCTTGAAGCCTTGCCCGAAGGGCACCAGCGGCAGGCTGATGCCTTCCTGATCGAGCATCGATTTGAAATCCTCGATGCGCCAGCGGTCGTAGCCGACTTCCTGCAGGTCATAGAGGCTGGCAATGTCGGCCAGCCGCTTGATGACGGCGAGCTTGTTGATGGCACGCCCCGTCAGGGCTTCCAGATGCCCCGCGTCGCGCCAGGCGAGGTAGGGCACGCGATCTTTGTCGGCCTTGTCCATCAGCCCGTCACCCGGCAGCCAGAAGTGCGGCACCAGGCGCCAGTGCGGATCATCGTCGTCGGGCGCGAAGATCAGCACCAGTGCAGTCAGATCCTGCGTGCTCGACAGATCCAGCCCGGCCCAGCATTTGCGGCCGATGAGCATGGCGCTGTCGAATTCCTTGTCTTCAGCGCCGAACCACAGGTCGCTGCCGATCCACGGCGCGGAGGCTTCGACCCACTGGCAGAAGTTGAGCCGGCGCACGATGCTTTCCTTGCCGGGCATGCCCCGCGCCTGGGTGACTTGTTCGCGCAAGTATTTGATGCCGGGCAGGCCGTATTGCAGGCTGGGGTTGGCTTTGCCCCAGCATTTTTCATCCTTGAATGGATCGTCATCAATATCCAGCGCGCAGACGTAGCTGAAGAAGCTGTCGTCCTCGATCTGGCCCGCCGCGACTTTTGCGCCGTAGTCGTGGTATTCCCAGCACACCGATTGCTTGTTGGTGCCGCTGTTGGTAATCATGAACATCAATGCCTGCCGGCGGCTTTTGGTGCCGGCGCGCAACATTTCGACGACGATGCCGGTGCGGTGCTCATGCACTTCGTCGAGCAGCGCGATGTGCGGGCGCGGGCCGCTCTGGCCATCGTCTGCACTGATCGGCCGGAAGAAACTGCCGGTCTGGTGATAGGCGAGGTTCCAGACGTTTTCACCGACGCCCGATTTGACAAGGCGGCCGGCCAGATCGGGCGACAGGTCGCGCATGGCGACGGCATCGCGGAAGAGCACCATGGCCTGGTCTTTCTTGGTGGCGGCGGCATAGACTTCGGCGCGCGGCTCGCCATCGGCCATTAGCCCATACAGGCCGATGCCGGCGGCGATGGGCGACTTGCCGCTGCCCTTCGCCGTCTCGACGTAGGCGACACGGAATCTGCGGTAGCCGTCCGATCCTTTCCACCCGAACAGGCTGCCGACGATGAAGCATTGCCAGAGCAGCAGCGCGTAAGCCTGCCCTTCGTATTCGCCGCCGTTGAGGCGCAGCACATCGAGGAAGAATCCGATGGCGCGCTGCGCGGCAGCAGTATCAAAAAAAAGACCCCTCGCGGGGCCGTCTTGCAGATCCTTCAGGTGTCTCCGACAGGCATCGCGCACATGCGGGCCGGCAACGATCTTGCCTTGCTCGACTTGCCGCGCGTAGCGGGTGACGGGATCACGCGAAGTAGCTGTTGGATGCTTTCTCATTGCCGGCGAACAAGTCGCCCTGCGGTTGTATTGCGATGCGCGTGCGCGCGGCCGGCGACATGCCGAACTGCTGGAAGACGGCCATGGCTTGCTTGAAGGCCATGGACTTGATTATCAGCGCCGGGTTGAGCGTGGGGAATCCGGCATCGTTCTGGCCTTTGACGAGCAGGCGTTTGTCGGCGAGCTTGCTGGCCTGACGGTATTCGTCAATCGAGCAGCAGCCCATGGCCAGCATCGGCACATCGACGGTCGATAACATGCGCGCCAGGCGCAGGTGCGGCACGATTTCATCCCACACCTTGCGGGCGCCGTCGGGCATCCACTCGGGTGCGGACAGGTCGTTGAGGTAGGCGGGATCAGGCTCCTGCTTGTTGGTCGCACGCTTCCCCTTGTTGCCTTCGATGAGCTTTAGCGCGGAAGGCTTGGGAGGACGGCCGGCCATGTCAGTGCGCCGTCTCGCCGGCGCCGACTTTTTCAGGGAACGGCAGGCCGGTAACGGCATGCACCGCACGCTTGCCGGTGAATTGCTGCCAGCGGCGGACGGCGACATCGACATACTGCGGCGAGAGTTCCATGGCGTAGCAGCGGCGGGCGGTTTGCTCTGCAGCGATGATCTGAGATCCGCTGCCACTAAACGGCTCGTATATCACCTCGCCAATCTTTGTGTGGTTTTCAATCGGCGGCTTCCATAGATCGACAGGCTTCGCGGTCGGGTGGTCTTTGCTGGTTTCGCGCCCAACCGCCCACAGCGTTGTCTGATTGCGCGGCCCGTAAAATGGCGGCCGGTTGCCACGCCGCCAGCCGTAGAAGCATAGTTCGTGCTGCCAGTGATAGTCGCCACGGCCAAACACCAGCGACGGCTTTTGCCAGATGATCTGTCTGTGAATCAAAATATCAGCAGCAGCAGCAGCAGCAGCAAAGAACGTGCCTTGCGTGAGCATCGGGTGCCACAAATAAAATGCGGCGTGCGGGTCAATGCACGGCAAAGCCGCACATATCGTAGCCTCAAGAAACGCCTGAAGTTTCACGTCATCAATGTCGTCATTCTCGATATCAGCATGCGCAACAGGCTGCCCTTTCGATTTCGCGTTTTCAACGTACGCAATACCATAGGGCGGGTCTGTTTGCATGAGCATTGCCGTCTCGCCATTCATCAACAACCCAACCTGCGCAGATAGCGTCGAATCTCCGCACATGATGCGATGGTCGCCCAGCACCCACACATCGCCCGGCTGCGTCACCGCTTCATCCTGCACGGCAGGCACTTCGTCTGGATCGGTATTGCCGGTCGATTCGACGTAGGTCAGGTCGGCGATCTCGTCATCAGAAAAACCCGTCAGGCCAAGCTCGAAACCGGCATCGCGCAGATCCTTCAGCTCGAGCGCCAGCAGCTCCTCGTCCCATGTGCCCATCTCGGACAGCTTGTTGTCGGCCAGCACATAGGCCCGCGCCTGCTCGTCGGTCAAGTGACCCAGGCGAATGCACGGCACTTCAGCCATGCCCATCTTCTGCGCTGCCATCACACGGCCATGGCCGGCAATGATCTGGCCATCGTCGCGGATCAGCACCGGGCTGGTAAAGCCAAACGCCCGAATGCTCTCGACAACGGAAGCAACCTGCGCCGCGCTATGCACGCGACTATTGCGCGCATAAGGCACCAGGTCACCGATGGGTAGTTGCTCTATCTGCATATTCCTTGTTTTCACCAATCCCACCCGGCACCCCCTCCCCCTATCCATTTCGCGGTTATGCGAAGAAAGGTAGCCGACCGGTCTTAGAGATAAAAGTCCTAGAGTTTTGACCCCCCCTCCCTATGCCAGTGGTGGCCAGAGTCGAGAGGGATTCCGCTTGTGTCACATCCAACTTCACGCCCCGATGTCTCGAGGCGCTGCTTGTGTCTGTCGTGGCAGGGCTTGCACAGCGCCTGCCAGTTGTCCTTGTTCCAGAATAAAGCCTGATCGCCCTTGTGCGGCTTGATGTGATCGACGACGGATGCCGCTGCGATCTTGCCGAGCTTGCCGCACATGACGCACAGCGGATGCGACATCAGGTAGGTTGCCCTGGCCTTCTGCCACCGGCTGCCGTAGCCGCGACTCGCTGCGCTCCCTCTGGTTTCCATAGCCAATAAAAAACCCGCTCCGGCTTACGCCTCGGCGGGTTGCTGTCCTCGGTCGCACCTATGCACCCTAGAGGAATGCAGCGGATTTTGTTCGCATTGATTTTCGATGTCAAGGATAACTTTGTCGTGCGCTTCGTTCAGGTACTTCCCGACCGACTGCGGACTGTAGCCCAGGCGCTGCGCTACCATACGCATTGACCCGCCACGCTGATAGACCTCGA